GAGTTTGCTCATTTTCTACCATCTTGCTTCACGTCCATTCTGGTTGCTCCTAAGCGCCAACCAACAGATAAATTACCGTCGTTTGCCGCATCATCGTTAGATTCTAAACGTAAAACTGCTTGTCTTGCCCTTGCTCTAATATGTAATTGATTCGTAGTGCTTTGAACCTCGCTAGTAGCTTTGGTTGTCAAAGAAGAACCATTACCATTTCTAGTCTTTACAACCAAATTTACTGAGCCGTTGTTTGGATCTTCAATAAACCTTACATCGGGCAATATTCTTCGGATAAACTGAAAGTTATCGCCATCACCTATATCAAAGTCTGAGCTCTCTATAAATACACCAGTCATAGGCGATCCGTCGTCGTTGAAACCAACTTCATGTTCAAATAGCTTGCTTGTCGAAGTAGCTTGCGGAAATGACTCTACTCCTGAATCTAACCAAGCTGTCCTTGACAGCTGTCCGTAATACCAAACTTTATCTTGGTAATTGTAAATTACGTATCTATCTATTTCGGTTGAACTTGCAGACGGGTAGAACCAACCTACTTCATTTTCTTTAGTGTTAGTAAAAGCGTTGATTTTAAATGCTTGGCTTTGGTTAATATCTGAAAAAACGTAATCCAATACATCGCAAGGTAGTTTTTGTACTGAGCCGTTATATAAATAGAAATTATCGTAAGACATAAAATATATACCTTGCGGGGCAGTAACTGCCGCTTTAGGTGCTAGTAATCCAGATGATTCATTAATTAGGTTTACCCTAAATGTAAAAGGCGGCCCAACAAACTGCATGCTATAAACCGCAGTATCAGTAAAAATTACAATCTCTTGTCTTGATTTTACAGCTCCAATTATTTGCGAGCCTGAAGATAATCGCAAAGAGCCTGCTGTATTAGTAATAGTTGGCTCAAAATCTAATTCATTTTCTTGATCTGAAAAAGCAATAAGCATAGGGTCTACTGCCCCCGTTCTTGCAGATCCTGCCGCGTTGATAGGATCGGCTCCTAAAACTATTAGATGTCTATCTATTTCTGAAGTGATAACCTGTAAACCAACGGTAGGAACTAAGTTCGCACCTGATCTTGTTGATAGATTAACTGCCCTAGTTGTAACGCCATTGCTTTCTATCCATTCAAAAATGCCTCCGCCCCTTGGATTTATTATTAAGTTTTCGCCAAAGTTATCATGCGTCCATAAACGTAATTGGTTGGTTGCTGATAAGCTGGTGGATGAGCCCCAGGTTCCGTCACCCCAAGCACCAACACTCCATCCAGTAGATGTGACAAAAACATCAAGGCCTGTATTTACTTGATAAGCGCCAACAACAGAACTGCCACCATTTCCTGAATCACTAGAATTTGCAGTAACAGTTACACCACTAGTATTTTTTGCTTCAATTGTATAGCTGTTAGCATTTACTATGGTTGCTATTTGATATTCTTGATTAAGAACATTTGAGTTGATATTGCCACCTAAAGATGAAGCTCCTGAAAAAGTGACAAAATCATTCTGAACCGCTCCATGGGCAGTATCTGTAACTGTGATTGTGGCATCCCCATTTGATGCTGCAAAGGTTACATCCCCAGCACCTGTTGTTAATCTAATAGGCGTGACATCGTTAAATGTATTACCTTCTTTGATGTAATATTTTAAATGTGTTCCGTTACCTAAATACTTAGTGCCATCTACCGCTATCCAATTATGTAAAGCTCTTGATGTGCCTAAATATGTGCTAGATGTTATTTCTTGCCAGCCACCAAATTTTTCAGGTCTACCGCTACGAAATCTTATAAGGTTACAATCAAACCAACCGCCCTCATTGTCATACTGAGTGCCTTCTCTTTTTATGCCTGGTTGAAATGTAAACCTTGATAATGGCATCTATACCTCAGTCCAATCTTTGCCTTCAAACAATAAAGCCTCTGCTTCTCGCCTACGAATAAGACCATCATTTATGACGCCATTTACTTTATTCCAACGCTTCAGTTGATTAGGTACTTCTTCGTAATCTTTTTCGTTTAAGACTTTTAACATTGTACTTTCATGTAGATTTGTTGAACCTAGATTATATGTCCAAGAAACTAAAGCATCGAACTGACATTGTTCTAAATTTACTTTAACTGCTTTTTCTACATATTCGCAATATTCATCTAATTCATTCAGCAACATATTATCTGCTTGTTCTTTAGATATGGTCATACCCTCTCTAACATTTTTTGTATGTCCATATCCTATTGTCCAAACTCCTGCTGAACATTTGTAAGCTTCTAATTCGCAACCTTCAAATTTTTTAATTAGTGATAACCCTTCGTTTGATATATTCATTTTAATAATCCCCCCAAACTTTTGTTTTTTTGCCACCCCAATATTCAACTGCGTGGCCCTCGTTGATAAGCATTTGGCAAATGTCCTCATCGTTTTCTGTATAAGGAATTGCAAGTATTCTGCCATATTTACCTTTGCCTAATGATTTTATTGTTATAGATCCTACACATAACTCAATTAACCTATCTTTTGCTGCTAAACCTAATTTTTTTTCCGCTAAATCTCGGGTCCTTGACTCAGGAGTGTCTATGCCTGCCAACCTGCAGCGTTGTTTATGCAAACGAACATCAAAACCTAAGTCAAGGGTAACATCAATTGTATCGCCATCAACCACTCTTTCAATGGTTGCTTTATACGTATAAGGTTCAGGTTTACTGCTCATTATCTTTCGTTGTTACTTTTCTATAATATACGACAACATCTTTTAGTTCTGTAATATATCTTTTTATCTCTTGCATATTGTAAGCCATAACTTCGTAATCAGGAATTGTCATAGCTAGAAACACCAACTCGCCTTCTTGTTTTTCTATTCTTGCAAGCTGTTCTTCCCAGTTTTCAGGCGTTACTGCAATCCACTGTAATTCTTTAAGATCTATTTCTCTAGGCATGATAGGCTGTACTATCTTCCGATCAATAGGCTTTGCAGAGACTTGTATTTGTTTAGTTGGCAGTAGGCTGCAACTGCAAGCCATTATCAAGACTATCAACAGTGGTGCTGATTTTCTCAATATCTTCCATAATGTGTTTTGTACCATTATTTATTTTCCTTTCCATTTCAACTGGGTCAGCCAATATTTTTGAGGCCAACTCATAATTTTGTATAAACTGTGTATATCTATTTAATTCTCTTTGAGCTATTTGACTTTTAATACTTAGGTCTTGGAGTTGTTGAGTTTGCAACTCAAAGTCTTGCTGTAATGATTTAATGGCTTCTTCTTGGTTAACTATTGCGCCCTCTAAGGCAGAATTATTAGCTTGTAGTATTTGGTTTTGGCTATACAAGTAATAAGAAACTGCAAGCAAAACTAAAACTATACCTACCAAAACTTTACTCATTATCCATACACCAATTCCAAGCATCGTGATCGTGATACAAAAATGCCTCGCATTTTTTATATTTCTCTCTCCATTTATCAGAGTCAAACTTATCGTTCCATTCTAAGCTAGAGTTTTCTGCTATAGGTATAAATTTAGATGGAGTTGAACAACTTATTAAAATAATACTTGTTAATCCTGCAAGCAATACTTTAGACATGCAGATGTTAGTGTAATATTTTTTCTTTTTCATCTTCTGTAATTAATATATCGGTAAGCTCTCCAAGAACAATATAACCGTTTACTTCTGCAACTGTTTCAGCTTCCTCTATATTATTTGCATATATGTTTGGGCCTTCATATTCTTTTTCATCATGTGTAAATTTAGTAATAAAAATTTTCACTTTTATCCTGCTAGTGGATTTTTGTTGTCGTCTTTAATTTCTTCTATTTGCTTATCAAGACTTTCTAAATCAGCTTTGATGGTTGCTATATCTGTTTTAATGTTTGTTACATCTGGAACATCTATACTATCAACTGCTTTTTCTAAAAATTGTACTGATGTTTCTATAGATGCAAAGCGTTCTTCAATAACTTGTACGTTATCCTCTGCTTCGCTTATCCCGCCAATCTTAGCTTCTAGGTTTTCTAGCCTATTGACATACTCAGCTCCTTGATAACCAAAGCCAGCAAGCGTGCCAACGATGCCTACAAGTGCAATTATTTGTGTTGTTTTATTTTGTAACCAGTCCATATTACCTCCATATTTCAGGTTGATTTTGCATCATGCTTTGTAAATTATTTATATTTGTACTCGCATAATTATAAAAAGCGTTTATGTTGTCATCTAGTGTAGCAGAGGTGTATATATCTTGAGAAGTGTACCAACTAGGACTATCAGGTATTGTAGTTTGCGTATATGAATTAAATTGTGGTACATATCCTATCAAAGCAACCAAACTTGACTCATCACTATACTCACCTGTGGCTTGTTGTTCCTCTTGCATTTCTTCTTGTTGAGCCTCTATATTTTGGGCGATAATTTTGTCTGCTATTTGATCGGCCTCTGATTGAGTCATTACCCCACCAATAGCAGTATCTATTTCACCTTGCACGTTTTGAACTTGCACATCAGCCATTACTACTTCTGTACCGCCATCAACAGTATTCATAGGCGTGATACTAACCGTTACAGATGCACCAACATCTCCGCTCATAGATAAAACTTGGTTGTTTTGGGCTGTAGCACTAGCATATTGATCTGAAATACTAGGCGAACTAGATGTGCTGATACCCCCACCAGATCCAGAACTAGATGTTTGATTAGCTACGGTAGAGCTGACATTTGCATTAGAACTTGATTGGGTGCTAGTAGAACCATAGTTCACGCTGCTTGAGGCTGCGTTTAAGGCGTTTTTAATAACATTAAGTGCAACAACCCTATTTTTGTTTTTACCTGTAGGCTCATCACTATCAATAACTTCTAGCTCCTCTATTATTTCTTCTTGCTGTTCTTCTTCAACCTCTGCCAATCTTTCTTGTTCTAGTTCTTCAAAAACTTCTTCTAGTTCTTCAAAGACTTCTTCAACCGCCTCTTCTTCAAATATCTCTTCTATAAACTCCTCTTCAGGCTCATCTCTTTCAACGATTCTTTCTTCTCTAATCTCTTCTCTTATATCTCTAGTTTCTTCTTCAAACCAATCATCAAGTTCTTCTATAGTATTGATGGCTAAAAAACTTTCAGGCTCTGTAAAATCTTCTACAAATAAAGTTTCTTGTAGGACAAACTGTTCTAACAGCATATCTTCTTGGTGTAGTGGATCTTCATGCCTAGGTCTAAAATCATCTATAAATGGCAAAGGTTCTGGATCAAAAAAAATAATAAACTCATCTCCTTCAGGTTCACTAAAAAAATCCTCAAAGTCATCATGACCAAACTCTTCAAAAGGCGGAAACATCTCCTCTTCAAAAATATCTATAACTATAAACGGCTCATCTTCATGATGATGCGGGCCATCATCTATAAATATACCTGTGGCAAATTCTTCTTGCTCATCTCTAAATCCAAAATCAACATTCCTATCATCAAAAAACGCCACAGATTCTTGCTGCCTAAAACCAGGACAAAAAGAGGCGTATTGCGGATCTTCGTCACATTGTTGGTCATCATAAGCAGACCAATAATTAGGGCATGATTCACTATAAAGCTGACTTATATTACATTGTTGAGTTAATAAAGCATCGGCATAACCGCTACAGCTAGAATCATTTAATGGATTGCTACAATCAATACCATTACCTGCGCCAGATCCATACAAAGAACCGCCGTTTTCTAATGTGGTATTGATAGCTGTATTGTTCCAGTTAGTGTTTACGCAAGTAGAAGAGTTCGTTGTACCAGTATTACATTCATCGTGGTAATAGTAGGTGTATGAATTATCCTTACTAGAACCAACTTCACCAATCAACACATCATGGTTAATAATATTTAATTCTCTGTAGCGAATATCAAAAGAATTATTGTTCCAAAGTATGACTTCAAAGCTGTTGTCTGTATTTGAACGATTGTATTCCCTAAGACGATACCATCCAAAAATCATTTTTGAACTATCGCCCCAAGACTTCATACGAGAATTGTTATCTCTAATTAGGTCTGTCCAAAAAGGGTATATGGTATAGGTGTGCTGTCCGTTAAGTGGGTCAGGAGTATAGTCGTTGCAATAGCTGCCACTATTGCCAAAGTGTAAACAACCATTGGTCGCCATTCGTGCTTGTGAAAATGTAGAGCCGTAAAAAGTAAAGTTAAAAGAAAGATCAATTGCAGGTGAAATGCCGTCATCAACTACCTCGTATGCTAATTCACCTTGAAAGTTATTAGCGTTATCGTGCAAATCATATAAAGGCTGATTAGCTTCGTATGTGTATTGTCCTGGAAGATTGCAGGATAGAAGGATTAACCCCCATATAATTCTTTTTTGCATTGTTTTTTAGATTTTGTTTTACTAACAACGACCTTACTTATTAAACCAGCTACGTCATTTTGTATTCTGTCTCTGTTTGGATTATGTTCTTGACTACACTCTGCGACAAACTCATCTTCAAAATCTTCTTTATCTGGTCTTTTAGATGGGTTAGCTATCCATAATGCTTTAGCTTCTTCACCTATTTTACCTTCATAGGGA